TTGCCTATATACTTCTGCCCAGTTTTTAGATTTGTGATAAGATAAACAAAGCCTTCATACTCGTCTGGTATTGTGTCAATTGTCTTTCCTTCATACGTCCAATGCATGAAGTTACTTACCGTTGCCTAAATGTCAGTGCCTTCTTTTTTGGTTTGATGCTGGTGCCTAATTTCTTTGTTACGCATATCTGCAATGTCTCTAATTTCTCTTACACATTTTTGTACAGCATAGTACTTGCGAACACTTTGTTTGCGTTCCCATGCTTCGTTTGCTTTAAAATATTCTAAATAAGCCTGTACTAGTTTATCGTGTAAGTCGTCCATATTACTCTATTACATCAATGTCGTTTGCATAACTTGTAAATCCGTTTTCTTTAACAACTTTAAGAACGTTGTTAACTCTACCTACTAATTCGTCCTTGTGACTAATCAAATAGATATTTTTTTCACGTTCTCTGCCCATTTTCTTAAGAATGCCTAGAGAATTTTCAACTCCAGCAGTGTCCATACCACTATCAATCAACTCGTCAATGAACAACAAGTTAATGTTTTGATATAGTGACTCCCAAACATCACGGAATGCAAAACTTAGTCCAAGGATTAAGCGATTACGCTCACCTCTTGACAAGTTATCAAAGTCTAAGTCTTGTCCTAGTTGGGTAATTTCTACATTTAAATCGTTTTGGAACACCACTTGGTGCGGTAAGCCTAATTTGTCAAGATAATATGTGAGCCTGTTGTTCAAATATGCAAGATTTTGATCAATAATCTTCTTACGAATAAAGCTATCTTTGTTTGTAAGTAGTTTTAATAAAAACTCTTGGTGTTCCTTGTATGATGTTAAGTCATTTACAGGCGTCCAGTCAATTTCTTGAAGTGCTGTTTCCTGTAGATCTGTAATTTGTGCTTCGTAAGGATCTTCTTCTTGCTCTTTACTTATCAATGCTTGCTTTAAGTTATCTACGTTGTTTCTATGCTCATATGCTTCTTTAGCAGTATCATAAAATGTATTAGGTTTACTGTTGATGTTGCCTATATCGCTAAGACCTTTAAGAACATCTTCAAGTTTTCCAGCAACCTCTGTTTGATAAGCTATTGCATCTGTTAATTCTTTAGTTTTACGTGTTTCAATTTCTGCTTTTTTGTCTGCATGAAGCTCTTGACCGCATGTATAACATACTGCATCGTCAAGATCTGCGATGTCTTTTTCAGCTTTTTCAACAGACTTAGTAGCACGTAGTAATGCACTCTCTAATGTGCTTTTTTCTTTATTAAGAGCCAAAATAGCATTGTTCATTTCTGTCCAATTTGCTAGTTTTTCGTGTGCATCAAGTTCTGTATCAACGTCTAATTTTTCTAATTCGTCTATTCCTTTTTGCAATTTAGCAAGATCTTGTTCCTTTTTAGCAAGCCATGCACGTTGTCTACTATGCAAAGTAGAAATGCTTTCTTCAATCTTACTGTTAGCAGTTTTAATAGCATCAATTTTAAGAGTTTCTTCTGTAATTGCATCCTTAGTGCGCTTAACTTGTTCTTTTAGTGCATCTGCTTTCTCTGTTAAAAGAGTAATACCTAATAATTGTTCAATAATAGCACGTTGATCGTTAGCTCTCATTGACAAAAATGGTTCTGAATAGGTATTAAGTGCAACAATGTGTTTAAACATATCATGTGACATGCCTAATAAGTCGTTAATAAACTCTTGTGTCTTGCGACTGTCGCCTTGCGACTCGTCTGTTAATTCTTGTTCGTGTTCATTGATATAAAATTTAAGAACATTAGGCGAACGTCCACGTTCAATGCGATAATCTTGACCATCTTTTTCAAAATGTAACGTAACTAACATTCCTTTTGAGTTAGTTTTATTAATAAGATTATTCTTTTTAATGTTTGTTAGTGCTTGGCCGTACAGTGCGTAAGATAATGCATTGATTATTGTAGTTTTGCCTGTACCGTTGCGTGATCCTGAATCGTCACCTCCTTGGTCTAAGTTTTCACCAAGCACAAGAGTTAGCTGTTCTCTATTAAAGTCAACAGCTTGGGTCTGATTACCCACACTCATAAAGTTTTTTACGGTTAAGTCTTTAATTCTAATCATTTAGTGTTCTAACCCGTTATAAATGTCTAATAACATTTTTTTATTGTAGTTTTCTGTGTCTAGTTCTGCAATCTCGCTTGCTACTATTTGATCTACTGATTCAAAATGAGCAATATCTAAGTCTGTTGTAATTTCTTCAACTTGTTTTTGCGGAATTAGTGTAATTTCTCTGCATCCGTACTGTGTAATAAATGTTTCTTTGATAAAACTTGCTTCTTCATAACTAATTGGCAAGTCTAATGTAACTCTAAGGTACATTCTACTCTTAATAAGTGTTTCTGCTTCGTCAATTAGCTGACTAAGTTTAACTGTACGGTACTTAGGGCAGTCACTCCAGTTAAGATATTCTGGTTCTGTGCCATTTTCTTTATCAATTATCATCATTCCGCGCTCATCATCCCATGCATCTGCATAGTTGTGCGGAAATGCATTACCAATGTAATGGATTTTGCCTTGTTTTTGTCTTTTATGGAAGTGTCCACTAAAAACATAGTCTTGATGTTTGAAGTGTTCTGGTTTTAAGTCACCGTGATCTGGCATTTGTACCATGGCGTTCATATAAAAGTGCGGAAGTTCAAAATGTCCAAACATATATTTGCTTTTAATTTTTTGAATGTTCTTCCATTCTTCTTCTACTAGCCACGGAACAAGTGCTACGTCATCTTCTTCTAGAATTTCGTCTACAAAAGTAATACCTGGAATGTGTTTCCCAAAAATAGTAGAACTTACTTCACGTTTGTCCTTATAATATAAGTCGTGATTGCCTACAAACATGTAAAACTTTTCAAATGCTTGTCCTAGTTTTTCTAAACTACGAATTGTAGCATCCATTGTGGTAAGATTAAGTGAATTACGGTTGTGATGCCAGTCACCGCAGAAGATTCCTGTCTCACAACCGTTAGCTTTTGCTTGTTCTATGTACCAATCGATAAAATCTTCACAATCTTGATTGTGAACACGACTGTTACCTTTTAGACCAAAATGTATGTCCGTAAATACGGCAGCTTTCTTAAACAAGGTGTTATTCTCCAATATACTTTGTTAAAGTATACGTTATAATTTAACACTTGTCAACCATTAATTTTTAGAATGTGGCGACATACTTGCTTCTTCGTTGCGTTTTACACTTGCTTCCCACTCGCCTTCGTGCTGTCTAGTGTACGATGGATTCAAATCATTCATTTCTAGTATGTCGTCGCGTATGTTTTGATTTCGTTTTTCTATGTTGATTACACGAACAAAACTGTTAGTAACTGCTGCGGTGTAATAAGCAAAAGGATTGTTAGATTTAGATTCGTCAAACTGTAAGCCAATCTGTGCAAGTTGCAGGATTGCTTGCCCTTTCATTTCATCGTTGTAGGTATAACCACGAACGTTTCCTCTTGTAGCATAACGATCTACTAGTTTTAACCACATCATTGCAAGTTTATCTGTTGCCTTACCGTGTTTGTGATTAAAGTGTCCGTTTTCCATGCCACCTTGCCAATGACTTTTACCTACACACACTAATTCATCTTCTTCATTAAATTTATAATGTTGAAAAGGCGGAAAATTTAACTTTACTTTTGTATCAGCTACTGTTTTTGGGTTCTTTTTACGCCCAGGTTCGTCTGGAATGTGTTCAAACGTCATAATACGAAAGATCAGTTCTTCTTTTGTGATAGTTTTATAATCAACTTCGCAATCTGCTTGTTTGACTTTTTCGCCTGCTAGTTTACGTGTTTCGTAGTCTGCTGTAGAAAGACGTTTCGCTTTGTTTCTTTTTGCTTCTGCAATAGTTCTAATATTAATCTTTTCAATATCGTCTAAGATAATATCAAATTGATGATAATCAGGATCTACATAACTGTTAAATGTATTTTTAGACTTGTGTATTTCTAATAATATGTCTCTATTGTTTAAATAATTTCTTTTTCTCACTGATTTCTCCAAAGTTAATGTATTTATTATAAACTACGTAGATAATTTTGTCAACTAAATACTAATGGAGAAATTAAAAAATGTCAATATTTAGCGGCTTTAATTCACTTACTAGTAGCGTAAGTAGCGCCTTTAGCAACATACGCCAGACTACACAATCTATAAATTCTGTTACTGCTAATCTTGGAAGAGTAGGAAGCAGAGTTAATAGCTTCATGTCTTCGACTAATAGAACAATATCTGAAATTTCAGATACAGCTAGGAATATTGGAACTATTGCAGGCGCAGTTGATACTTTAATCAATGGTGGACAAGGATTGGGAAATATTGGTTCTGCTATTAGAATGCTTAGTAATGCTACACAAGATGTTGGTTTTAATGCAGCACCTAAAAGTAGAAAAATATCAAGAGCAATAATTAGTCCTGATATATCTACATCAGAAGCAAGCGATTGGCGTGTAAGTTTAAGTGTTCCTTCAATTATTATGCAAGGAAATGTGTTAGCTCCTTTAAAAGAAACTGGTAACAGAATGGTATTTCCATTTAACCCTACTATACTTTTAGGACATACTGCAAATTATTCAACGATTCAACCAATACATACAAACTATGTAATGCATGCTTATGAAAATAGTCAAGTAGATCAGTTTACTATTACAGGTGAATTTTTTAATGAAAATGAATCAGATGCACAATATTGGATTGCATGCTTACATTATCTCAGAGCTATGACTAAAATGTTTTACGGTTCAACTAGCGGCGAGTCGCTAGGTAATCCTCCTCCTGTTGCAAGGTTAAATGGCTACGGAAAATACGTATTAAACAACATTCCTGTTTTAATTACTAACTTTACAACAGATATGCCAGCTGATGTTGATTATATTCCGTGTACTGTTACAGGAGAGAAAAACTATGTTCCTGTTCAAAGTACATTTACAGTAACTTGCGCACCAAACTATGCAAGAAGATCTCATGCTAGATTTAGTATGCAAGATTTTATTAACGGTAATCATACACAAACACCTGAAGGATTTGTATAATGTCAAATAATTTTGGACCTTATGGAAGAACACCAATAAATCGTGCAGGTTATTTAGATCATTTTAAGCCTAGACCTGTTCCGGTTGCAGGAAACGATGTTCTATATACTATTACATCAAGTTACACACATCGTCCTGATTTGTTAGCAAACGACTTATATGGCGATAAAAATCTTTGGTGGGTGTTTGCGCAGAGAAACCCAGACGTAATAAAAGATCCTATTTACGATTTTGTAGCAGGAATACAAATATATTTGCCTCAGGGAGCAAATCTAAGACAGCAACTAGGTAAGTAAAATGGCTTTAAGTTTTTCAAGCATTAATAGAGCATTAACAGATGTTCAAAATGTATCTAGCAGTGTAAGATCAATTACTGCTCCTACTAATAGTTCTGTTGCTAATATTGGAAGGTTTGCAAGTCAGATAGGCACGTTTGATAAGTTAGCAGGACAAACAATAACCAATCTTAGTAACTTAGGTTCTACGCTAGTTGATACAGGTAATGTAGTTGGACAAATTGCAGGAATTTCTGGGTTAGGAAATAAAGCCGCAGATTTTCTTTTAGGGGCAGCTGACACAGCAATTGGAACAGTTGCATCGTTAACAGGTAACACAACGATCAACAGTTTACGAGATTTAGTTGGCGAATTGCCAGAAGAATTTACTGAAAATATTATCAAAGTTTTACCTAGAGATGCTGCACAACTTGCTGGAGCAGTTGGCGGCGACTTTGACATTCTTAGACAGCGTGTTGAAAGAATTGGCGATGTATCTAACTTAGATGATTTTGTTAATTTATCATTTAAGTCTCCATGGGATACAGACACTATTGGAGCAGGACTTTCAAATGTTACACAAAATTCAGGTGTAAGCAAAAGCAGAATTCCTAATCCATTAAGAAACCATAACAGTTACAATTATATTATTACACTAGGTGTATTAGATCCTAATTCTTTTAATTTTCCTGAAAGCTATAGAAGCAACGGAGGCTTTACTAGCTATATTTTAAAAAGTGGCGGTGGTAATTACTCTGAACGATATCAAGTTTTTGACGAAGTAGGATCGGGAACTAGTGAGCATGCAGAATACTTTATTGATAATTTAGAAATGGACGCTGTAATTGCACCTAATCCTAATACAGGTGTTGCAACAGGTACAACAATTTCGTTTACTGTAACTGAGCCGTACTCAATGGGAAATTTTGTAGAAGCAATTATAGGTGCAGCAGCAGAAGCAGGCTATTCAAATTATACACAAGCACCGTTTGCATTAAAGTTTGATTTTGTAGGGTGGAACGAAGGCGGCCAAGCAGATGCTAACTTTATTGGACAACCATCTTATGTTCCTATATTAATATCTAAAGTTGAATTTAGTGTTACTGGGCAAGGCAGCACGTATCAAGTAACTGCTGTTCCTTACAGTGAAATAGCATTAGGCGACGAAGCAAATACTTCAAATGCAGACATTAATGCAGTAGGAACTGTTGTACACGATATATTAAACGGACCTGATAGAAGTATAACTGCAACTTTAAATCAAAGAATTGAAAATTTAGAAAATGAAGGTGTTACATCACAGGGCGACAGATACATCATTGCATTTCCAAAAGATTTAAATGGATTTAAAAGTGCAATTCAAGGACTAAGTCCTGGAACAGAATCAATACAAACCGCTGCACAACAAACACAACGAGAAAGAGGGCTTGCAACAACTCCTGACCAAAATGCAGAAAAACAAGAAAATCTAGAACAAGTTGTTGTCCCTGCATCGTCTCAGTTATTTCAAATTTTAGATTCATATGCAAAAGACGAATCTAAAATGAATGCAATTGGTTTGAGTCTTGTAGTTGAAGATACTGCTGAAGGTGGTGATCAGTCGCAACCTGATCCTAACACGACTTATAATGAAGACGGTGATGTTATTAATAGAGGAACAGTTGAGGCAGGTCCTTCTGAAAAAGCAAGAGAGCACAAGTTTCAATCAGGCGAAACTATAACTCAAATCATTGAAAAAGTATTGTTAAGAAGTCAATATGCAGCAGATCGAGCAACTACTGAAAGCAATACTAACGGAACAAGAGAATGGTTTAAGATTGACACACAAGTTTATGTTGATCCTGATACAAGTACGCAAGCAATTAGAGGACGTCCTGCACTAGTCTATGTATACAGTGTTATTCCTTATTTTCCAGACGAAGCAAAATTTTTAGGAACACGCGAAGCACCCCAAAACACTCAAGGACTAATGGCTAGTGCAGCCAAAGAGTACAATTATATCTACACAGGATTAAATGAAGATGTATTAAATTTTGAGTTAAACTTTAATAATGCATTTATGCAAACTGCATTTTCTAATTTAGGACAAAACTCAGGCGGCGCAAACAGTCTAGCTGACAGGGCACATGTTTCTGGAGCAGATAATGTTACTGGCACCCAAATGTCAACAAATTCAGGTGATTCAGCTACTAGAGAATCAGGAGCAGGATTAAGAGAAGCACCTGATCTAGATGTAGTAGATTCAGGATCTAGATCCTCAGACTTAAAGTTAAGAATTGCTAGACAATTTCATAATCGTATTACTACACAAACTGTTGATATGGTAACTTGTGAAATGGAAATTTTAGGAGATCCATTTTTTATACCTCAGCAAACAGGAAACTTTACTGGAAATCCTGTAAGAGGCGCCCCAAATGTAATTGAAGAAGGCACAATGAATTATATGCAAAACGAAGTGTTCATTGTAGTTAATTTTAAAACTCCGTTTGATTATCAAATCGAAGGAGCGACTATGGAATTTCCTCAAACAGTTCCTCAATTTAGCGGATTGTTTAGTGTATGGGCAGTTACAAATTCTTTTGCCGGCGGACAATTTAAACAAACACTTAAACTAATTAGACGTCGAGGCCAAGACAATGAGCCAACAACAGGAAACCAAGGACCTGTTGTTCCTAACAATAGTGCTTCAATTAATGACAATCAAGAGCCAGCACCGCAAGCAGGTGCAGATACTACTGCACAAGCAAGAGACCGTGCTAACTCTACAATTGGTGCCGGAGATCCGTGTAGCAACGAAGTAACTACTGTTGAACAACCAGAATGGGCGCCTACTGCTGATATGACAGCCGAAGATGCGTTAATGAGTCAACCTATTTTGCCAACGCAAACAACTACAGGCGGCGACGATGTAGTGTTTAATCAAGGTGCTGTTAGAGTAGGAAATGTAACGTTTGATCCTAACACTTCAATATTCCCTGCTGCTCCTCAAGTAAACAAGGCTCCAGAACAAACAATACAAGAAGTAACGCAACAAGTTGAAGCAGCAGCGTCTGATGCAGTTTCGACAATTAGTGGTCTTCAAAATGCTGCACCTAGTTTACAGTCTGCTGCAAAAGAAATTGTACAAGGTGCTGCTTCGGCAGCTGAGACTTCAAGACTATATTCAATTGAAGAATTAAAACATTTTTCACAACTTCCTGAAATGAAAGCATTTGAAAGATCTTTGGATTCTGTTCGTGATGGAATTAACGGCGGAGGCCCTGTAGGCACAGATAGAGGTCCGCTCACAATTAACATTACATACCCAAGATCGGACAATAAATAATTTGCGGAGAAGTTTATGTCAGAAATAACAATTACAGAACAGGATAAAAAGTTACTTGACCTTATTGCAAAAGGTGAAGCAGTTCGTAGTAATCCTTATTGTAGTGTTTATCCAGGACATGTAGAGCCATCGTTAACTCAGATGTCTCTTTCAGAAGTGCAATTATATCAGCAGAGAAGAATTGATGCAGGATTTAGATCTAGTGCAGTTGGAAGATACCAGTTTATTAAAAGAACATTGACTGCCGCTATTGAAAATTTAGGTGTAGATCCCTTGCGTACAAGATATACTGAAGACGTACAAGATGCTCTTATTATAGGCATTTTAAAAAGATATCGCAGATACGATGATTGGTTAGCAGGAACGTATTCAACTGATAAGTTTATGATTAAACTAGCACAAGAATTTGCTAGTTTTCCAGTACCGTATGCAATGCAAGGTGCAAATCGTAGACTACAAAAAGGTGAAAGTTATTATGCAGGCGATAGCTTAAATAGATCAAATCACGATCCTGATACTCTTTTTGTAGAGCTAGAAGATATTAGAACTGGCGGTGTTGGCGGAGAAACTACAATTCCTGTAAACGAGGATGGTCCAAGTGGAGTTATTCCGGCAGCTGGTCAATCTCAAAGATCACAAGTTGCCGCCGCTGCTGCTGGTGTTGGCGTAGGTGCTTATAATGGCGGCAACGCAGGTACAAGAAGGTCTCCTGCTTCTACGCTTCCTGCTGCTAGTGGAACAATTTATAGATATAAAGTTATAGATCCGTTAGATGATAGATACGATTTTAGAACAGGTGACAAAGTAAAAGATATTTTAATACACGGAACTAATGCAGCAGCCGCAACTCCGCAAGTAAATCCTAATATTGGTGCTGCCCAAGTTTCTACTACAAATGCAGGTGCTGCACCTCCAAGTACTGTTTCAGGAACTGGATTAACAGAAGAACAGCAAAGACAAATATTACTTGGAGAAACTACTGAGCCTACAGTAGAACCTACTAGAGCTCCGTGTCCTCAACCTGTGTCGATAGATCCTAATATAGCCGGAGGCATTTCATAGTGGCAAACGAAAGTTATAGACGTTCAGCAGCACGAAGTACAATAGTCAAAGACTCTGGACCGTATGAAGCAGTAGTTGTAAACAATTTAGATACTAGGTATATGGGAGCTCTTGAAGTAGAGTTGTTAAAGTATACAAGTGCAGGAGGCACACCAGAAAAAAGTGGTGAACTCTTTACAGTACGTTATTTGTCACCGTTTTACGGAGTAACTCCTAGTAAAGGTTTAAAAACAGAAGACGGTTATGCTAATACACAAAAAAGTTATGGTTTCTGGGCAGTTCCGCCCGATGTAGGTACAAAAGTACTTGTTATTTTTGCTGAAGGAAATGTAAACTTTGGTTACTGGATTGGATGTATTCAAGATGACTATATGAACTTTATGCTTCCTGATGGAAGAGCAAGTACTGAACGCACTACAGATGCAACTCCGCAACGACTAAAAAATTCAAAACTTCCAGTTGGAGAATATAATAAACTTTTAGAAACAGGCGAACTAGTAGATCCTACACTGTTTAATAAACCATTTAATAAAGATTTTACTGGTGTGTTAGAAGTACAAGGATTAATTCGTGACGAAGCACGAGGCACAACTACTACTAGTGCTAGACGAGAAATACCAAGTATGGTATTTGGATGGAGTACACCTGGACCAAAAGACAAACGTCAAGGTAACCCTAGACACGAGATAGGTCCTGATGGAAAGAAAGCAAATGTTCCGTATAATAGATTAGGTGGATCTAGTTTTGTTATGGACGACGGCGACGATAAATTTATTCGTGCTACTCATGCAGAAGATGGTCCGCCATTGTATATCAATAAAGAAGCAGGTCA